AGGTTGTTCCACATAGTAGAGACTTCAAACCAGGTAAAGTCAGAGGTATGATGAGACACAAACCAGAACACTTGTTGGGAGATATTAATTGGAAAGATGTTAAAGATATGTATATGGAGAATACTATGAAAGAAGCCAGAGGAACTTGTTGGGTAGGATACAAACAGGTAGGTATGAAAAAGAAAAATGGTAGAATGGTGCCTAATTGTGTGAAAGAAGATGTAGATATTTACTATGAAGAAAATGGTAAAGGATACGGATATACATTTGAATTTATTACAGACAAGTCTTTACAAGAAGCAGAGTATCAAGGACGCAAAGTAAAATTGAACAAGATTATGCAAGGTGATGCTAAAAAGTTTAAAGTATATGTAAAGAATCCAAAAGGTAATGTTGTTAAAGTAAACTTTGGTCAAGGTGGAAAAGCTAAGGGTGGAACAATGAGAATTAGAAAATCTAATCCAGACGCAAGAAAGAATTTTAGAGCAAGACACAATTGCGATAATCCAGGACCAAAACACAAAGCAAGATATTGGGCTTGTAGAACTTGGTAGGAGAGTTATGAAATCAAAACTAACAGAGTGGTTAGTTAAACCTTATCTAAATGAATCACCAGACTTAGATATTAAAGTCGGCGATACAATCTTAATGGGTAGGTTTAAAAACAAGAAAGTAAAAGTTAAGTCAATCACTTACAATGAGAAAGGTGATTTATTAATCAATGGGAGACCTGCACTAAAATTTAGAAAATACGATAAAGATAAAGTTTTATTACCAAACAAAACAACAAAGAAATCATCAGCAGAACCAGACTCAGATAGAAAGGGTGTTGATGACGAGCATCCACATCACAAAACAGAAGCAAAAAGAATTCCAAGAAAAAAAGGACAACATCGTGGTTCTAAATCACATTCAGATTTATACACAGACGAAAATCCAAAAGGAACAATACACGGATTAAAGTTTGCTACGGTCAAAGACGCAAAAAAATCAGTAAGTAAGATTCGTAATAGTGGTAAGAAACACGCTCATAAAATCCAAGCAGCAGTTGCTATGGAACAACGAGCAAGAGAAATGGGTAAGACAGCTCAAGCAGCAGTCTATCGTGCTTACATCAACCAAATGAAAAAGAAAACCAAAAAGAAAAATGAGTCTGACGAATATACATTTGGACCAGATTGGATACCAACAAGTTTAGCTCAAAGAAAAAAGATGAAAAGAATTCATCAAAAAACAAGTAGAAGTAGTAGAGTTAGTGGTAAGAAAAATGAAAGTTTTGCTGCAGTAGCAGGTGCGTTATACGGAGGAGATATACCTTCACCAAGTCGTAAACGAGTTAAGAAAAACAAAACTGATAGTATGTCAGGATACAAAAAAGTAAACGAACAAAAAGAAATTAAAAAAGTAATAGCGATTTATCCAGGTCGTTTTCAACCATTTGGTCCGCACCACAAAAAAGTATATGATACATTAAAGAGTAAGTTTGGTGAAGCATACATCACGACATCTGACATACAAAGACCACCAAGGCATCCAATGAACTTTAATGAAAAAATAAAACATATGACTAAAATGGGTATTCCAAAAAATCGTATTATTAAAGAAAAAGTTCCATATGTAGCAAATAATTTATTAAAAAAGTTTAATCCAAAAGAAACCGCAGTAGTTTATGTGTTCGGAGCAAAAGACGCCGGAAGACTAAAAGGTGGAAAAAAGAAATCAGGTGGATTGACTTATTATCAAGATTTAAAGAAAAATTTAAAAAACTTAAAGGGTTTTGAAGAGCACGGATACATTTATGAAGCACCAACTGTAAAAGTTAGTGGTATATCAAGTGGAACAGAAATTCGTAATTTATTAGGTAGTCCTAAGTTTGATGAAAAGAAAAGACAGCAGATATTCAAAAAAACATTTGGATACTTTGATAAATCCACATATGATATGATGACTTCAAAATTTAAAAAATTATTTGAGTTTTTTCAACAACCACAAGTAAAAAAATTAGTAAAAGAGGTTAGTGGATTTGGTCAACACTTTAAAGCAAGTGATATGTCAGATGAAGGTATGTATGATTTTTTTGGTTCATTAGATGATTATTACAGAGTATCACCAGAACACGCACAAATTATAGGATATGAACTAATTGACTTCCCTATCAAAGATTCTGAGGATATGATGTTTACCATTGAAGCAGACGAGTATGAACAAGACCGTACTAAGACCGTAACACACGGAAGAACTATCAACCAGAATAGAAAAAATACAGAATCCGTAGATAATCCATTTCCTAAATACAAAGAAAGAATGAGAAGAACATTAGGTAGTCTTGGATTTGAAATAGTCAAATACTTTGGTGAAGAATCATTTTTAAAGATGAAAGAATCACCATTATTAAAACAAAAAGATATTAAAAAAGGTATTAAAAAAGGACACCATATAGAAAGAATTAAAGAGTCATTTATGAAAGATGTTGATTTGTTTATAGAGGCGATGTGTGGTGTTGGACAAAATCCAGCAGATACAGGTTGCACACCAAAAGGTTCATCAAAAACTTCATTTAAAGCTCCTAAATTTCAACCCAAATTTGACATACCAAAATTTAAATTAGACCCTGAAAAAATAAAAAAGTCTCAAGAAGCAGGAAAAAAAGAAAAAGAGAAAGCATTAGCGAGACCAGATAGAAAACCAAATATAAAAAATGGTGTTGATGTTATTAGAGATGAAAAAGATTTTAAACATTTTCTTGATGATTTTGAATATAAAGCTGATAAAGGTCACGACATAGATGAAGTCGTAAAAAATATGGACAATGAATATTCAAAACAAAAAAACAAATTAACACCAGAACAACAAAAACAACTTGAAGACGATATTAATAGTTGGAAAGAGTATGGTGGATATGAAGCATTAAAGTTGTCAAGTGACGATTTCAAAAAACAAATTGAAAAAAGAAATGAAAGAATTAGTGATTTATCTCATAAAAATATTAACAACATTGGTAAGGCCATTGAACGAGGTATTGAAGTTCCAAGTAAAGACGCACAAAATATTTTAAGTAGATTTAAAATCGGAGAAATGGTTGAAATACCAGACGAGTCTGGACACGGTTCAAGTGGATTTAGTTTGAGTGGAGAGAAAGCAAGATATTTTAGTAAAGTTCATAATGACGAGTCAGACCAAACATCTATTTTATTTAGAATAGAACCAAATTCAAAAGGACAAATTAGAGGTCTATTCATTGATGGTGATAAAGACGCACGAAAAAGAGCTAGATTTGCTAATGACCATAGTGATGAAAAAGAAATAACTCGTAGTTCTAAGTCAAAAGCAAAAGTGATGTCAATAGAAACTAAAAGATTACCAAGTGGTAAAGAAGTTAAAATACTTACACTACAAGAACCAGACGACTTAACCGAAACAATCGTTAGAGAATCAGATAAAAAATTTAGTGAACTATCAAGAAAGTATTTAGAAGGACCACTAAATCCAACACCAAAAAAGAAAAAATTACAAAAAGAACACTTAATATTAGAGGGTGGAGCATACGGACATATGAATCATCCATTTGATGATAATAATTTGACATTTTCAGATTTGAGAAACATAATTATATTAGGAATAGGCGGTAAACTTGACCGAGAAGATAAAGTATCTGAAAAACTTGACGGACAAAATTTATTAGTAAGTTGGACAGGTAATAGTTTAAGAGCTGCAAGAAATAAAGGACATTTAAAAAATCGTGGTAAAACATCACTAAACGCAAAAGGTGTCGCCAGTAAATTTGCAGGTAGAGGTAATATTAAAACCGCATTCGTTGGTGCTATGAATGATTTAGAAAAAGCAATAGGTTCTTTATCACAAGCACAAAAAACAAAGATATTTGGTAATGGAACCAAATGGATGAATTTAGAGGTTATATATCCAAAAACAACAAACATTATTGATTATGATGTCGCAGAAATTGTATTCCACGGAACTCTTCAGTATGATGAGTCTGGAAGACAGGTTGGTTATTCAAAAGAAGGTGCTCGTATGTTAGAAGGTATGATTAGACAAGTAAATCAAAATATACAAAAAAGATTCAAAATAGCCAGACCTAATTTTTTAAAAGTTCCTAAATCACAAAATTTTGGTAAATTAAAAAATAAATTTTTAGGTGATTTAAAAAAATTACAATCACAATACGCACTAAAAGATTCAGATAGATTAGGTCAATATCACGAGTCATTTTGGAGAGAATATATTTTTAATGCTAGTAAACAATTTAAAGTTGATGTAAAAGCAGACCAATTTGTTAAGTTGGTTAATCGTTGGGCTTACTTTGACAAGTCTTATAAAGTCCCACAAATTAGAAAAGATTTTTCACAAAATAAAGATTTTTTGAATTGGATATTAGATACTGATAAACTTGACCACAATAAAATGTTTAAGCAAAATATCAAACCTTTTGAAATATTATTTTTTAAAGTTGGTGCAGAAATACTAAAAAACATACAAGGATTTTTAGCAGTGTCACCTGATAAAGCAGTTGAAAAAATTAGACAAGATGTAATAAACGCATTGAAAGATTTACAAAAACCTGACAATGTGGAAAAATTAGAAAAATTAAAAACACAAATAGAAAAATTAGAAGCTATCGGTGGGTTAAACGCAATAGTTCCTAGTGAAGGATTAGTTTTCAAGTATAAAGGAAACTTATATAAATTTACAGGAGCATTTGCACCGATTAACCAAATAGTTGGTAGTTTAAAATTTTAGGAGATAGGTTATGGCAGGAAGGTCAAAAGAAGCAGAAAGACAAAATAAAGCATTACAAGGTATTCTTGAGGGAAAACCAGTAGAGAAAGACTATGTTCAAGTAGGATACGAGGGTAAAGGTCCAGAAAATAAAGGTGGTGAAACGAGAAAATCAGAATTGACCGATATTATGGCGTCAGCTAGAACACCTTGGTTTTGTCCTAAATGTAAAAAAGCAATGAAGAAAAAACTTGATAATAAGTTTTGGAGATTAATGGGACATTGTTTTGATTGTCAAATAGACTTTGAACATAAGTTACGAATCAATGATTATTCAGAATACGAAAAATATGCAGAATTAAAAGTTTTAGAAAACCAAAAATCATATTTAAAAGATTTACGAGAAAGTATTAAAGAATTTGAAAAAAGTGGAGGTAAACAAACTTGGTTAAATCAAGTGGGTGTTGCCGCACCAGATGTGGAAGAGGAAACTTGGGAAATGGGTAAAGAAAAATTTGAAACAATGGTTGAAAATGCTCACGAACATTTAAAAAATCTACAAAATAAACTTGATGAAAAAGAAAAACAACTAACAGGAGCATAATAATGAATATCATACAAGCGATATTAAACCTATTCTTTGGTGGAAATAAAAAACAAGAAGTCAAAGAATTAGATAAACAGATTAAAGTAAAAGACCAAGAAGTTAAAGAACTTGAAAAAGAGGTCGTAAAACTTGAATCAAAGAAAAAAGTTAATAAAAAAGAAGTAGCTAAGTTAAAAAGAAAAGTTACAACTACTAAAAAACAATTAGAAAAAGCTGGTGAAGCAGTCAAAGAAGACAATGCTGATGAAGCAGTAAAATTTCTTAAGAAGTTTTCAAAGTAGTATATATTTATATATATGAGATATATTATATACATATTATTAATTGGGGGATTATTCGCTCAAGAAGTTAATGAAACTAAAACCTATACCTTTACAGAGGCAGAAGTTTTAGGATTCACCAATACTATTAAGGAATTAGAACTAAAAGATAGTTTAAATGTTTCCTTAGTTGAGGACTTGGAATCACAATTAAAACTTTTTGAGGAAAACTCTGCAATAGACTCAATGTTAATTGCAAACAAAACTATGCAACTCAATCTACTAAAAGACACTAACAAACTACTTGAACAAAAAGTAAAACTTGTCAGACCTAAATGGTATGAAAACAAATGGTTATACTTTACATATGGAGTAGTGTTGACTGCTACTTCAGTTAAATTAGCAGGTCAAATAGTAGACTAATGGCAGAACAAATAAAAGAAGTAATCAAAAAAGAATATATAAAGTGTGTTCAAGACCCAACATACTTTATGAAAAAGTATTGTATGATACAACATCCAATTCAGGGTAAAATACCTTTTGATTTGTATGATTTTCAAGAAAAAACTATAAAAGAATTTCAAGACAATCGTATGAATATCATACTAAAAGCTCGTCAGTTAGGTATATCCACACTAACAGCAGGTTATGCACTATGGATGATGACATTCCAACAAGATAAAAATGTTTTGGTAATCGCTACAAAACAAGATGTTGCAAAAAACTTGGTAACAAAGGTTCGTGTTATGCACGCAAATCTACCGAGTTGGTTAAAACAAAAATGTGTTGAGGATAACAAATTGAATTTGAGATATCGTAATGGTTCTCAAATCAAAGCAGTATCATCAGGTCCAGAAGCAGCTCGTTCTGAAGCTCTATCATTATTGATATTGGATGAGGCAGCATTTATTGATAAGATTGATGAAATATGGACAGCTTCTCAGGCAACTCTGACAACAGGTGGTCAATGTATTGCACTATCCACACCAAATGGAGTCGGTAATTGGTTTCACAAAACTTGGGTAGAAGCCGAAGAGGGACGAGGACTATTTAACTTTATCAAACTACATTGGACAGTTCATCCGGACAGAGATGATGAGTGGAGAAAAGAACAAGATGTTTTACTTGGTCCAAGTGGAGCAGCACAAGAATGTGATTGTGACTTCTTGACATCTGGAACGGGTGTGATTGACGGAGTATTATTAGAAAGATTAAGAGAAAGAAGTTGTAAAGAACCAATAGAGAAAAGAGGTATTGACAACAATTGTTGGATTTGGGAACCAGCTAATTATTCAAAAAATTACTTAGTGTGTGCTGATGTTGGTCGTGGAGATAGTGCAGACTATTCTGCTTTCCACGTAATTGATATTGAAAATTTAGAACAAGTCGCAGAATACAAAGGTAGAATAAATACCAAAGATTTTGGAAATATGTTGGTAAGCATAGCAACAGAATATAATGATGCGATACTTATAGTAGAGAACAATAATATTGGTTGGGCGACAATCCAACAAATTATAGATAGGGATTATCCTAATTTATTTTACACAAGTAAAGACTTACAATATGTTGATGTTCAACACCAAATGAACAATAGAATCAACAGACAAGAACGAAATATGGTCGCTGGTTTTTCAACGACTTCTAAGACCAGACCACTAATTATTAGTAAGTTAGAAGAATTTTTTAGAGAGGAAAGTGTAGTGGTTCATAGTAATCGTTTGGTTGATGAACTACTAACTTTTGTCTATATTAATAATAGAGCAGAAGCGATGACCGGATATAATGATGATTTGGTTATGTCTTTTGCTATTGGACTTTGGGTTCGTGATACTGCATTAAGACTACGAACACAAGGTATTGAGTTAACTAAAAAAACCCTATCCAAAATGATGGATAATGAGGGTTTATATACCCAAGAAGACATCAATAAAAATGATAGTTGGGATTGGGAAACAGGAAAAGAAAAAGAGTCATTGGAGTGGCTCTTATAAAGTGAGGTAAAAATGGCGGATACAACATTATTCGGAAGACTACGAAGACTATTTTCTACAAATGTAATTGTAAGAAATGTCGGTGGTAAAAAATTAAAAATTGCAGATACGGACCAAATACAACACCAAGTTAAAAGTCATTTGGTAGATAGATACTCTAAACTACATAGTAACTTAGATGTGATGGGGACAGGATATTCAACCGTACACCAAATTATGGCTGCAAGATTGGGATTATTTAAAGATTATGAATCAATGGATTCAGACCCAATCATATCATCTGCATTAGACATCTATTCAGACGAGTCCACAATGAAAGGTGAGTATGGTGATGTTGTTAAAATTAAGACTGATAATGAAAACATTAAAGAAATTTTAAATAATTTGTTTTATGATATTATGAACATTGAGTTCAATCTATGGCCTTGGGTTCGCAATATGGTCAAATATGGAGACTTTTATCTTTATTTAGATGTTAGTGATAAATATGGTATCACAAACGTGGTTCCACTTTCACCTTATGAAGTTGTAAGAGCAGAGGGCGAGGACCCAAAAAATCCATATTACACTAAATTTTATTTAGAAAGTATTGAAGGTGCACATCCATATTTTGGACAATCAGCAGGTAGAGCTTCTAAAAATAAAATAGAATTTGAAAATTTCCAAATCGCTCACTTTAGATTAGCGAGTGATAGTAATTTCTTACCTTATGGAAAATCTATGATTGAAGCCACTCGTAAGATTTGGAAACAATTAACACTTATGGAAGACGCTATGTTGATTCACAGAATTATGAGAGCACCTTCTAAACGAGTGTTTAAGATTGATATCGGTAATATACCACCAAATGAAGTTGACAACTATATGCAAAGAATTATCAACAAAATGAAAAAAACACCATTCGTTGATGAAGCAACAGGTGAGTATAATTTAAAATATAATATACAGAACTTAACGGAAGACTTCTTTATGCCAGTTCGTGGTGGAGATAGTGGAACTGAAATCAATGAGTTAGGTGGTATTGATTATGATTCAACAGAAGACATTGAATATTTGAAAAACAAATTATTAGCATCTCTAAGAGTTCCAAAAGCATTCTTAGGGTTTGATGAAAATGTCGGTGGTAAAGCAACACTTGCAGCAGAAGATGTAAGATTTGCAAGAACAATTGAAAGAATACAAAGAATTGTTGTATCAGAGTTGACCAAGATTGCAGTCGTTCATTTATATTCACAAGGATATGTAGATGAAGACTTAGTAAACTTTGAATTAGAGTTAGCAACTCCTTCAACAATGTATGAACAGGAAAAAGTTGAATTGTTAGGACAAAAAGTTACGTTAGCTCGTGATATGATACAAGATAAAATTTTACCTACTGAATGGGTTTATAATAATGTATTTAATTTTTCAGATGATGAAAAAGTTCAAATACAAAATCAAATTATTCAAGACCAAAAGGAGAAATTTAGACACTCACAAATTGAAATGGAAGGTAATGACCCACAAGCATCGGGAGAAGCAATTGGAACACCAAGTGATATGGCAGCCGTGGGAGTAGCAGCAGACGCACCCCAAACACCACCGGAAACATTAGCAGGTTCTATCTTTGACCCATTTGCTGATTCAGGTGAAGATGAACGACCAGAAGATGAACAAGGCGGTAGACCTGAAGAAATGAATCACTATGGAAAAGATAGTGGAGCAAGAGGTCGTGACCCATTAGGGAAACAAACAAAAAATCGTAGACCATTAGCATTAGCACACTACGACGCCTTGAAAAAAACTATGGGTGTTAAAAAGTCAAAGGACATAATTAACGAAACGAAAAAAGTAGAAGAAGTAGAAAAAGAATATAATGAATATAAAGAGGAAAAAGATAAGGAATAAATACCGATTTCTTAATAGTTTTATATTTATTATTGATAAAAAACAAAAATAGTTGGAGCTCAAATGTCTTTAAATGTTAAACATAACAAGATAAAGAACACTGCTATTCTTTACGAATTGTTGTCTCGTCAAATAACGGCAGACGTGATAAATGATTCTAAAAGCCCTAAATCAGTGAAGATTTTTAAAGAATTCTTCAATAAAAATACTGAATTGGGTAAAGAATACGCACTTTATCAAGTTTTATTGGAAAAAAAATACAAAAACGATTCGTATGCCGCAACATTAGTTGAAGCAGTTATTAAAAGTCGTAGAAAATTATCTAATCGTAGATTAAACAATGAAAAATATAATCTAATCAAAACTATAAAAGAAAATTATAACATAAAAGAATTCTTTAATACAAGAATTCCTAATTTTAAAGTTATGGCTTCAATTTATAAAGTATTTGGTGTAGAAACTGGTAAAGAGGATTTTGGACCAGTTCAAAAAACAGATTCAGTAATCACTATAACTGAACACATTACTCAAAATACTGAAAAAAAGAATAAACAAGTTAAAATAGTAAAAGAATTTAGAGAACAAGAGAAAGATTTAAGGTTGTTAAGTTATCAATTGTTAGTTGACAAATTTAATTCTAAATATAAATCTTTAAATGAAAATCAAAAGAATTTACTAAAAGAGTATATTAATAATGTATCTAACACAAATTCGTTAAAAGAATTCATAGACAATGAGGTGGTTAAAATCAAAAGAGCTCTAACAAAACTATTACCAAAAGTCAATGATAAGATTACAAAAATAAAATTAGCAGAAGCTATTGATTATACTGATAGCGCTACTAAAGGAAAAGTCGTGAAAGATAAACACGTGGTTGCATTAATGAGATACTATGAACTAATTAAGGAAATCAAAAATGTCCAATCGCGAAAAATTAAATAAGATAAAAGAAATTATCAGACAATTAGTTGTTAAGGAACTTGATGAAGCATCAACAACAGCTTCAGCAGGTGTCGCACCAGGTGGACCAGGTCATTACTTTACACCTTACGCATTCAGAGGTAAAAAGAAAAAAGATAAAGACAAGTTAAAAAAGATTACTCGTGCAGGTGGATACAAACCAGTAAACGAATCACAACCATTTGCAGACTTTCCTAAATTTCCAAAACTATCAAGAGCACAACAAGAATCTCTTGATGAATTATTTGGATTTGCAGAATCATATCAGATATTTAATTCATTCAATAACAACCCAAAACAATTTATCAAAACATTAGATGATATGGCAAAGATTAGAAAAGCATCTAACAAACAACCAAAAGGTGTTAGTTTTAATAAAGGTAAAAAAGAATTTGTAAAAGAAGTCAAAAAACAAGAAGTTAGTGCATTACAAAAACTTCATAAAGATTTAGAAAAACTAAAAAATGACTATATCAAGATTGCTAAAGTAGGTGATAGAACACTTATGGATAGAGAATACAATAATTATTATGAGACTATCTTAACAGCTAGAAAAGAAATAGGAAAACTTTTAATTATAATGAAAAACAAAGAAATGTTAGGTGAAGGTCGTTATCACGATTGGAGAAATGACGAATCAATGACACCAAAACAAAAGATTGGTCGTTCAATGAGAGAAATTAGAGACGCATTAAACGAATTAGACAAAACCGTAAAGATGAATCTAAAATTAAAAACAGAATTAAAAATGAAGTCAGAAGACTATTGGAAAAACACACACAAAGCATTGACCAAGATTTCAGAAAGATTAGTCAAAATGGCAAACAAAGTAGGAAACTTAAAATAATGAAACAAGTTATCGTAGATTATATACCATTTCAGATTACGCCACAACAAATAAATGAGGCGATGAAAGAAAACAACGGAAAGTTGATTGTTAAAGGTGTATTACAAAGAGCAGAAGCAAAAAACCAAAACGGAAGAGTATATCCAAGAGATATATTGGTTCGTGAATCTAAGAAATATGATGAGAACTTTGTAAAACAAAATAGAGCACT